TAATTGCGGAGGCTCAGGGAGCTTCGTGCATGAGTCCGCGTGAACGCATTCTGCTGGAGATTGGCCTACTCTGGGAAGCGGCGACTCTTGGCGGAATGGCGGATATCACGGCGGATAACACGGTGATAAGCGCGGACGTGACGATCATCACGGCGGACATGACCGAATTTCTGTAGGTCAACGTAACATTCATTTAGTCATATATGTCAAAGCAAACCATCAATATCGGCGCATCGCCGAACGACGGAACGGGGACGCCGCTGCGGACCTCGTTCGATTATACCAACCAGAACTTCACTGAGATATACACCGCTCTTGGCGGTGGTGTCGCCCTTCCCGGCGCGACGACTCAGGTCATCTTCAATGATGGCGGAACGAATCTGGCAGGCGATGCCGGTCTGGTTTACAACAAGACAACCGATGCACTGACCGTTGCCGGACTCGTCACCGCTGGCTCCGCCACCATCACCGGCGCTCTGACGGTGGACACCACGACGCTGAAGGTTGATTCGACGAACCATCGGGTGGGTATTGGTACGGCGAGTCCCGGCAATCTTCTTCATGTTCAGGGTAGTGGAGACATTGCTCGATTTACCAATGGAACCAATAGCGCGTTTTTCGCGATTGATAGTTCTGGATATACTCTGTTCACCGGAGCGGGTCAGACCGGAAATGGTATTTACGCTAAGGCTTCCACTAATGCGGTGCAGCTTTGGACAAACGGAGTGCAACGGTATGACATCGACTCCACCGGAGTAGCCACTTGGTCCGTAGCTGGCACCACCGCCATGACCCTCAACTCTAAGGGGTTGGGTGTGGGTGGAGTTGCAACGGGAGATGCACCGATCATTTTGGTCGAAGGAACCGCTGGCTTGTATGCTAAATTCAACTCCAAGGTAGGAGCAAAAACATGGTCCGCTGGATACCGCTCTGGAACGTTTCAGTTTGAGATTCAGGAGGATGGAACAACTCGTTTTGTTATACAAAATGGTGGAAATGTTGGGGTTGGAAACATTTCTGCATTCGGTACATCTGCGGTTGGTGTTATTGGTATCGCAAATGGAACCGCTCCAAGCACCTCCCCTGCTGGTATGGGTCAACTTTACGTCGAGTCCGGTGCGCTGAAGTTCCGTGGAAGCTCTGGCACAATCACCACAATCGCAGCAGCCTAATTTAAACGACCATGCCTACCCTCTCTTGGATCATCGAACGCCTTCTCGTTAAGCCCATCGAAGGCTCACTCACCGATGTCGTAATCACCGCCGATTGGCGATGCAACGGCACTGACGAAACCTACAGCGGCACTTGCTACGGCTCCTGCTCGTTCCAGCCGCCGTCTGGTGAGTTCACGCCTTACGATCAACTGACCGAGCAGCAAGTCTTGAACTGGTGCTACGAGAACGGTGTCGATAAGACCGCTATCGAAGCGAACGTCTCAAAACAAATCGCCGACCAGATCAACCCTCCGGTGGTTGCGCTGCCGTTGCCGTGGGCGGCGCAGCCTTTACCGCCGGTGCCGCCTCCGGTTTTGGTTGCACCTATCGAAACTGTCGTCGATGCTTCGGCGGCATGATTAAAATTGAACTGACCGCCGAACAAGCGAACACCCTGCTGCAACTCATCGATATCGCCATCAAGGCTGGCGGTTTCCAGAATGCAAAGGTCGGAGTACCTCTGGCCGAAATCATTCTCGAAGCCGCCAAATCGCAGGTTCCGCTCGCTAACTAACCATCACGATGACGGACCACCACGCTTTTTTAAGAGACATCTCAATCGGCGTCGGTGGTCCGATCATCGGTATTCTGGGGAACGCGGTATTTTCAGATCCTCATCTCAAGACTGCGTCGTTAGCTCTTGGCGCATTCGCCGCGCTTCTAACCTGCGTCGTGAAAATCGTCGAGCTGTATCGAAAATTAAAAACAGAAAAATGAATCCTAATCTCGCCTCTCTTCTCCGCCACATCTTGACCGCTGCCGGTGGTTTCCTCGTCGCCAAAGGGTTGGCCAGTGCTGATCAACTCGCTGAACTCGTAGGCGCTGTCGTAAGCATCGCTGGCGTTGGCTGGTCTGTTTACAACAACAAGAAGGCCGCGAAGGCTGCGCCCGACGTTGCCAAAGCTGAATGAACTTCTTGGCCGACTTGGTGATGAAGCTGGTTATCTGGCTTCACGCGCTGACGAAGCAAGATGTCACAAGCGAAGATGCGAAAAAACAACCCGATCTTAAGCGCGGTCTTCTTGCTCGCATTGATGAGCATGAGCGTGAGCTGCGCGAGCCGGGTGATTTACGTCCCCCACGGTGAGCCTGTGCGCCTCGCACAGAGCGTTAAGGCTAAGGTTTGGGTGGTTGACTCTACCGGCAAAACGGTGCGTAGTAATAACCGCATCATCATCCACGAAGGCTGGTATGCACTACCAAAGGACAAATGAGCAATAACGCACCGTACAAAGGTTCACCGTCTGTTAAGGGGAGTGGCAGCGGACCTTACAAGCAGTCTCCTCCGCCGAAGCTTCCGGTTAAGCCAAAGCCTGCTCCAAGCGGTAGTGGTCCGTATCGCGGCGGCAGCGGTCCGTATCGTAAATGATTCAAAGTAAAATCCCCCAGCGGTAACAAAAACCACCGGGGGATAATTACTTCTACGCGTAAGGTCAGCGTCCTAACGACTTCAGGACGTTCGTGACAAAGTCCTCGCTCTTCGAACCATTCGCATTTGATGCACGGGAGCCGCCAGCCGTTGCTTTCGAGCTAACACCGGGTTCACTGCCTCGATACTTCGCTAGTTCGGCTTGTAGGCGTTTGTTTACCTCAACCTGAGAGTAGAGAAGCTCGCGGTATTTAGGCGCGGCAGCGGCCCATAGAGCGGCCTTGGCGAGGTCTTCTTCGCTGTTCTCGCCATTGAATATCTGCTGCGCGAGGCTAAGTCGGCCAGTCAGTTCCGTATTCCATTCGTCGTCGTTTTCACGCGGCTCAAAGATTTCCAAAGCACGAGCGTTCTCGCTCACCTTTGTCCAAGTTTTATTGGCCGACTCCAATGCAGCGCGAGTGCCTTCCTCGTTGTCCTGCTGGTACTTCGAAATGATCGATTCGTAATCGGACTTCGCTTCGGACATCTCCGCAGACTTCTCGCCGTTAATCTCGTCGTACTTGACGATCAGAGCGCCAAGCTTCGCCTTCTTAGAGGGCGAAAGACCCTCAACGATGTCGTCGATCTGCGAGTTCCGATAATCGTTCTCAGGGGACTTGAGCAGGCCAACAAGCCTGTCGCCATCCGTGCCAACGACCGATTTCATCGAGTCAAACACGCCGGTAATCTTGCCCTCGTACTTTTTGACGAAGTTGGGATGGCGCTCAATGTCGAGGAGTCGAACACGTTCGGAAAGCGTGTCGCGCTCCTCCTGCAAAGTCTTGAGCTGAGCCTCGAAGCTCGGATTGGCAACCTTGCCAGACTTCATCTCCTCAAGCTGCTTGGCCAACTGCGCCTTCTCTTCCTTGATCTTGCGGAAAGCATCAGCGGCTTTCGTGGATTTGATGGACTCAGGGATGCCAGAGTCATCAGTAGCCGAGGAATCCTCGGTAGCTGGAGCCTTCTCCTTCGGGCTGAACATCCGCTCGATATCCATCTCAGACTTGCTGAGCTTGGTATTCGCTTCGGACTTAGGCTGTGTTTGCTTCTTCTGCTTAGGCTCCTCGGTTACTTGCGAAGCTTTTGCACTAGCCTCTCCAGCGGCGGCATCCTCAAGAGTGTTAGCCTTGAAAGATTCAATAAAGGAGCTTTCGAAATCAGGCGTTTGCGCGGAGTTAACGGTCGGTGAGTTCAGTGGTTCTTCCATAAAATGTTAGTATTGTTTTTCGAATGTTGCTTCAGGTTCTCTCGTTGTGTCGGTTACTGCAAGTTTTCGAATGTTTTCGAGGCAATGAGCGTATCCAGCAGTCACGCCAGCAGCGAAAACAATGTCCGATTCCTTGCTTCCTTGGGAGGGCATAGGCACCGGCATCGACTCAGCCACGATGCGTAAAGCCATCCGAAGAATCGGATTTCGCAAAATAATCGCAAGTTCGCCCTGTTGGCCAGCCGTTGTCCATTCGAGAATGTCTACCTCAGGCAAGTCCATCAGACTTTTCGCCATCTCCTTGCGGTTCTTCGTCGAGCCTCTTAGCCAGTTCATCATACTTTGATTTCTTGTTTCGTTTTAGTTTATGTCTCTGCGGAATTGGATCGAGAACCTCGTCGAGTTTGATTGGGTTCTCTTTGTTGACGACGTCGCGCTTAGGTCGAATCACCTTCGTCACCTCAAGCAAGTCGGCCAACGGAATCTTGATGTAGCCACAGTCCACATCGTTGATTCCGTACGAGACGACAAACTTATTCTTTGCGGTATCGAAGAATGCGCCGCACGGGAAGACGACCGCAGGCAATCCCGGCCACCAATCCTGCTGATTCGTTCCAGTCAGAAGCGGCAACGTCGTCATTCGGACGATGCGGAAAGGAGGCTTTGCTTCGAAAGCGTAGGCACCCATGTAGTAACGGCGCTTCTTGTTGATCCACGGCAGCGAGCTGTGGAAGAAAGTCCAGTACAAGCCGTCGCATAGGATCGGATTAGAGCCTCCGCGCACCTCGCCAAACTTCCAGAGCGGATTGAACTCGTCGGTGACGTATTCCTCCTCCTTCTCTAAACGCCCATTAAGGCGTACAACGACGTGAGGATTGGCCGAATACACCATGTGTGGCGCGTTATCATGGACGAAGTAGAGCCAGTTCTTCTCATGGCCATCGTTGATCATGGCCTGCGCGTAGTTGTTGCCGTAGATCATGTCGAAACGGCCTACGTTTAGGAAATGCTTGTCCAGAAGGAACATTCCTTGGTGCGCGTAGCTCTTGAACGGGACGAATGTGCAGCACGCAAGACCGTACTTGTCGCCAAATTTGAGGACGCGAGGGTCTTCGAACTGTTCGAGGGGGTAGTGGGAGATTAACTGGGTCAAAGACTTCTTTGTGGCGCGAAGATCCTGACTCAGCTCGAAGATGACGATGTCATTTTTCTCGATGTAGACATCCTCATCCTTCTCGCGCTTGTTACGGCAGCGACGGGCGAAAAGCATGATGCGACCATCTGGTTCGAGCATGATTGCCGGGTTGAAGTAGTACGTCCCCGTTTCCTGCGGCAGGACGATTTTGCCAGTCTCCCAATCGGTTTGTTCACTCAGCTTGGGGACGTCATTTTTTGCGTAGCTCATTAGAAACTCGGCAGCGAATTTGACTTCATCGTAGAGAGCGAGCCAATGATCGCGCTCCTCGCGGACCTCGGTCAGATGCTCGTCATGTTCTTTGGTTCGAATCTCAAGCGTTTTGCGAAGGTCTTCAATTTCCTGAAGAAGATCAGCCGGACCATCACCGCCCGTTGCAAATCGTTTGAGTGCCTTGAGGGACAGGCTTCGGATTATGTCTTTCATCATGGATACAAGTTTGTGTTCTCCTGCGTAGCTAACCTTGGAAGAACCCCGTAGAAGTTCATCCTTGGCATTGAATCGACCAGCATCTGGATGTCGATTGGTGCCCAGACCTTTTGATTCGTTTCGAGGAGCTTACAAACGCCCTCGTAATTTACAAGATATGCGTGGGTACACATGCCTCTCACCAGTTTGTAGAGGTTTGAGGCGATGTAACCGTGGTCTTCGATGGGGTCGGTGCAGCAACTTCCGAGGTAGACGATGTGCCAGTCATTCGGAAGGAACTGAAGGTTGTCGTTGGCCTTCGCTTTCCAATTCTCGTCAAGAAACTCAACGTCATCCTCGACGATCAAGAAGGTGCGGTGGTCGGTTACCTTCGATTCAACCATCCACTTGATGGCCGACCAGACGGAGAAGTGACTAAGTCCGGCGACGATGGTCTTGCACTTCGCCTTTTCCTTTTCGCGAGTGTGATAGTAGTCGGTTGAAATGCCGCAGTTATGCGAACGAAAGCCGTAAATCGGAACCGCATCGATTCCGAATGACTTCATGTATCTGATGCACCGCTTCTCTTTTTCGCCCTCAGGTTTTGAGACGATGAAGGTCGGTGTATTCTCGAAATCAACTTTCATCGGTTTGGAAGGATGTAGATGATGCCACGTCGCGCACCCGTGCATTTACTCGGATGATTGTAGTAGTAGCTATAGCCATAACGCTGAGTTAAAGTTTTAGCCCTATAAATAGCGTCTAGCTTCTCTTTAACGTATCCAAAACATATTTCATGCTCTTTGTAAGCGTCGTACCCAAGTTGTCCGGTGGGTTCTTTGAAGTCGTGGATTGCGATGACTGGATGAATATCGAACCGATTGATAGCCTCAAGCTCTTCGAGAAGCGGTAGATAGTCGTTCCAGTGCGCGTCGAGGAAGAAGATTGTGTCGTGTCCAACCCCGTGATGCGGGATGAACCAGTTCATGCAGGCATCGCTGCTACCTTCGAACATCTCGACGTAGACATTCTCGCGCTTAAACCGTTCCTTCGCCTTCTCAACCCGATCATTGTCAAGTTCGCAGGAAACCGTCTTCAGGAAGTTCTTGGCCAACCAGATGGTCGTATCACCTTCGTGCGTTCCTGTTTCGACCGCAGTCGTCAGCTCGAAGCGTTCCTTGAGGTAAAGGAACTCCTGCTCAATGAATGTGTCTCCGTTGAATGGTGAACCCATAGTTTTAGTCGGCTAAATTCATTCCCTCTTGATCGGCGACACGCGGGAAAATTGTGAAGCAGTTGAGGTGATGCTTGCTGTTGAAATACATCTGCAAATCAATCGGAGCGTAAATTTTCTCGTTCGTCTCGATCAACGTCTTCAGCGCCTTCTTTCGAACAACGTAGCAGTGGGTGCAGAGCGGCATCCCCTCGAACAGATTGGAATCATACTCACGGCTAATCTTGCCGTGAACGCAGCATGAGCCGGGATAGAGCAAATCCCAGTTCTCAGGAAGCTTGGTTAGAGCGCGTTCAACCGTCTCGCGCCAGTTCGGCCTGAACAAGATGTCATCCTCAAGCACCATGACCATGTCAGGAGTGTTTGGATCAAACTCTAGGGCGTTCCAGAGCATCCAATGCGACATCGTGCATCCGACATGCTTGTGGCAGATTGTGTATCCAGAGCCGGGGTTATCGACCTCGTACGGAATGCTGGCCTTTAGCCCAGACTTCTTCCCATCAAGACCATAGAAAATCCGATAGCTATTGATTCCAGCGGATTCAAGGTTTTCTTTTAAGCGCGGGATGCGAGGAGAACCGCGCACCGTGATAACGACCGTTTCCACGGGGTTACTTTAACTTTCGATAGATGGCAAATACGCTCTCGTTAAGGTCAAATCGCGAGATAAATTCGCAACGCTTGAGGACAAACTTGAGGGCTGT